ATCTCCGTTAGGAGGGAGCCTCTAGCGGCGTAGATTTAGCGCTACGGCGCGATCGCGCTATGCTTAGGTGTTTCCTTTTAACTATGTTTTTATTCTCGTTAGTAGAGAACTACTACATTATATTTATTTATTTATTTATAAATTTATTAGTTTATATTTATTTACTTACTTATTTATTTACTTGTTTAATTATTTATTTTTATTTATTTTATTTATTTATTCACTTATTTTATTTATTTATTTATTCAATTGCATTAACATTTTATTTGTCGGAATTCACAACTCCGACTCTTCTTCGAAAAATTTAAAAAAGAGTGTTGCGGATCGTGAAGTACGACTGCTGCAACAGTCGTACGAATCGTGAAGTCGCAATGGGACTCACGTGTGTATTCGACGTTCTGTCCAAGCCTGAAGGTTTGGGATGGGTAGTACGTTGTTTATGCGCGTGGGAGTAAACCCTTAACTCGGAAAAACATTCTTTCTTCTTAGTTGTGACGTTACCGATCGTTTGTTATTAGTGATTATTAGGAGTATTTAGTGGTTCTGTCTCACATATTGAGTTCGCTCTTTAGTGGATGGCGCAGTCTCGGAAGAGAACGCTTGAAGCGATTGTGTTATGGTGATATAGCTATTTGACAATTTTTATGATCTTTTAATCGACCTTCGATAATATATTTGTATATAATATATAAATTTTCCGTTTTTAGCCTGGTTTCGGCTTAATTAGAACCAGGTACCAAGACATGGTGAAATGTTACCGGCCCAGGTGCAGGGTGTTTAATTAAAATTCAATGAAAAGTACAATTATAAGAAATCGCGATAAAATGAACTCTCAAACAAGCAACGAAAATTACAAAGCTGAAGGTTTGCAGACCGGAAGCTTATTGAAACAAGCAATTCAAAAATTATTTAACAAAGCAAAGATTAGAACGATTGGCGTGAACTACCATGAGTCTTCAAGATCCACTGGTTTTCATTATATTTACGACGAACGCATGAACGTGTTATTAGGCACGGACAAGAAAGGAATTACAGAAAGATCGGATAACAACAAGATTTTACGACAGAAAGTTTTTAAAATTGACAACGCTACGTTTTTGGTTATTTACAAGGAAGGAACTCATACTCCTCAAGTTTTAGGGAGTATTTTTTCAAAAATTCAATCGGTTTTTTCATCATTGATGTCTGTGAGAGCAGGCGTCAAATCTATTTTTTCTAAAGAGTTTGGTTTTTTTATTTTTGATTTGATTCGCATGATTTTGGATATTCGGGAAGGATGGCTATCCCCCGGAAAAGTTTTAACTACTTTAATGTCTTTATATTCTATTTATGATCGTTTTATTAAGTTAGGCGAAGTTTATCGAGCCCAAGTTTATTTTTTGAATGATATTACTTTTGATTCTATTGTTTTAATGTTTAGTGCTATTGGCGTCCCGAAGACCATTTTGGACACCATAAAGACCTTCACGGATATAACCGGCCGCAAGCTGTTTAATTCGAGTATGGTCATGAATGTAATTTCTGTTTTTTATGATTTATTAAAAAGTTTTTTAATGTGGATGACTGAAGCCATCCCTTCTTTAAATGGTTCTGTTTCTTTTATTGAGAATATTGTTGATTATTTATTTTCCACCATCGTTTGTTATAGCAAGATTAAGGATGTCGTCACTTTGTATTCAAAATACGTAAGTGACGCGAGTGTTATTTTGGATCCCAAGTTTAGGTTAGACTGTGAAGAGTTACATGATAAGTTAGTTAAGGACACAATTTTTAGAGAATATATTGATAATATTGATAATAGGCATTTTAAATTAACATGGGACAGTTTTTGTAATAATTTGATTAAGTATGTCAAGAATTTTGATGTGGCACGTAGGGAAGAGCCAATATGCATAGTGTTGGAAGGACCCCCGGGCTGCGGAAAATCAGTTTTAATGAATAATTTAGTAGAATATTTGGTTAGGTTAAATATGTCAGTTTATGTTCACTCAGTTCCTCCCACAATGGGGGGTAAAGATTTTTACGACGATTACGAGAATCAAGATGTGTTCGTTATGGACGACGTCGGCCAGCAAGGAGTTTCTCAATGGAGGACCATTATTAACTTCGTAGCCCCGATTAAGTACCCATTGGAATGCGCAGAAGCAAAAAAGAAGAACACTAAGTTCTTCAACAGCAAGATCATCATTGTTACGACAAATAGGTTTACGGAATTAAATTCGTTTACCTCTTCAGATTGTATATCAGAGCCAGACGCTTTATTCAGACGGGCTCATGTTATAAAAATGGCACGAGGAGCTGCTCCTCACGGAAAACACGCTATCGACATGGAATATTTGAAATACGACTATAAGAACTCCAAATCATTTGTTAATTCTTTTTTATATCATAACGCCACCGATTCTTTACCCGCAAAGGCTGAAGGGATGAACACCAAAGACAGTTTAATTTACGCAATGTCAGTTTTGAAACATTTAAGGAAGACGGAGGAAGCCAATAGGAACTCTACCCTCATGACTGAGGCTGAGTTCACTGAGGTGGACGTCATTTTGGAAGATTTTGATAAGAATGGATACGCATCACAAGCAGGATTAGGTGATTATTTCTCCACATTAGGGAGGGATTTCGCCGATTTGATTTCAGGGAATGAATTATTTAACGAATGGATAAACGCAATCAAGAACAAATTTTCAAACATCACGAATTATCTATGCTCATTTTTGTCAGAAATGATGGGCGTGGGACCAACAGACCTATTTGAAGAGCAAAGAAGAATACTAACAGCTAGAGACCCTTACACGGTTTTTAATCTATCTTCTTTCGGAACGACAAACGAGAAAGTTTTGAAGACTTGGCGCAAGCTGTCTTTAAAATATCACCCAGACAAAGCATCTCCCAGTAACAGAGAAATGTACGGAATTTTACAACGGATTTTAAACATGGCAAAAGAGTCCATATTGGCATCAGCTGATTTCCAATACGACTCTACCGCAGACGCGGCTTTTTCGGACGATTCAGGCAAAAGAGCGGCAAAGGCAACCAAGGCCTTTGTCAAGGAGTTGGCTTATATTATAAGTCAAACTCCTTACAGGATTTACGACGCATTTCATACTTTTTATTTCAAAGATAAGGTTGTGTTTTATTACTTAATCTTATACGTCATTTACGTCGTGTACGTTATCGCAACGGTAACAGTACCCAATTTAATCAGTTATTTAAACCCGTCTCCGACGGATTTAGACGACATTTGGAGAAAGCAAACATCAGAACATCAGGAACATTTAGGGACAACAGGAGTTAAGGACATGGTTTTAACAGAGATAACCGTCAACACGGTTAAAAAGAGCATCAGATTTGTATTAGGAACAAGAACGGACGGAACAAAATTTTACTCTCAAGGAGTAGTTGGTGGGCGGTTCATATTATTGAACAGTCACACTAACGCGGATCAGGCATCGATTAACATTTACAACTCACATGAACACTACAGGAACAATCACATTGAACAGGAAGCGGTAACAATAACGAAAGTTAGAGATTACCCATCAGTCGATTTGTGCGTTTACAGACTTGAAAGAGTCATGTTAACGTATAGATCTCCCAAGGTTTTATTCGATCAGAAAGCAGAAATCAAACCATTTATGTATTTGGTTTCTTCGATGGGTATCATACCCATGGTTGCAGGCAGGCACTTTGAGACGAACAAGGAAGAGATTTCTTACACGGCTTACGGTGTGCATTACAAACACGCGATTAATTCAGGATTTATGACAACGGTACAAGGCGACGGATTGTGCGGCACTTTGATGGTTAACCCTTCGGGGTCTATCGTTGGGGTGCACGTGGCAGGAGACGGAGTATCAGGCTTTTGCGTTACTCCCAGTTTGGACATGATTGAATCGATTAGATCATTCTTGTGTGCCCCAGGTACACTTGAATTCGACGTCGACGAACGGATAAAGGAAAATTTTTCAGGCGTTCGAGTGCGATATGAGAAAGATCAGATCTTAGTTGCACACGTGGGAGGAGACGTACCTATGGTGCCATCCTTACTACATCGAGATTACAATGACCACACGCGAAAGTTGATTGGAACCGTTCATCATGACGACACCGATAAGTACTCTAGCGTACCCGACAAGACAATAAACAACAGGAAACCACCGAATTTGACAAACAGACCAGCAGAAAAATTGAAAGAGATGTCTTCGAAAGCATTCAAGCTTCAAGGCTTCGTAACGGACACGGAATTGGCTTACATCGACGATTGCATTGATTCTATCATGCCCGAGAGTTTCACGGACATAGATTTTGAAGAGGCAGCTTTCGGAGGAGAATTGGCAGCAATGGCAAGTGACACTTCGAACGGCTACGGCCACGTCAGGGAAAAAGAAATGTTTTTTGATTTTGAGAACAAGAAAATAACGGATTACGGAATGCAGGAATTTTTGGATTTTGAACAACGAATAAACAACGATTGCCCAGAGTTTAAGGACTTTCTTTCAAAGGAAGTTTTTAAAGTTAACGAACTCAGGAATGAAGAAAAAGCTAACAAACCACGGACCATTAGGGTTATGCCCATTACGCATATTTACTGGACAAAGGTTATTTGCGGACAGGCGGCTCTACATTTTAAGAACAACATGCACGAAACAGGAGTTTGTATCGGATTTAATCCCTACAAAGATTTTCACACCTTAGCTTTACGGCTTAAGGGTTTGAATATCGTAGGGGATGCGGACTACGGAGGATGGGACGGAACATTAAACGCAAGAATAATGTTTCGTATTTTTGAGATTTTTGAAAGGAAATATAAAGGAAAACATGCTAAGATTTTGAGATTTTTAGGGACATCAATAGTGCGTTCTATGGTGCTTGTCGCAGATGAACTTTACGCGACGACACATGGAATGCCTTCAGGGACATGGCTGACTTTGCTACTCAACTGCTTAGTTAATAAAGCCATTCAGGCATTAACAATTTTCAGGAACAAAGACAACGCAACAGTACAGGACTTTTTGGACATAACATCTTACGTTACAGGCGACGACGACATTTTCGGAACCCCTCCTCATTTAGAGGAGGTCTTTAATTTACAGACTTTAAAAGCAACGGCAGAATCGTTGGGCATGACATGCACTAACGGAGACAAAACAGAAATTACCACCAAAGGACACGAATTCAGTAGATTAAACTACTTAAAGAGACATTTTAGGTACCACCCAGTTTTGAACAGATACATGGGGTGTCTATCGCTATCCACGATTCTTAATACGTTTCAGTACGTAGATTCCACTAAGGATTATGAGGAAGCAATGCAAGGAAAAATCAACGCAGTTTTGGTAGAAGCCTACGTTCATTCGGAAGCACTCTATTATTTGTTATCGGACTATTTCAAGAAGGAATGCCCTTCTTATCGACAATTGACAATACCCAGGATTCAGAAAATTTTGAGCGACGACGAAGGCTACCAAGAGATTTTGCAGTCCCTTGGTAAGAGCTACGCTAGAGTTTAGTCGCATTTTTACTAACAACTTAAAGAAGAAATGATATCGTTGATAGAGATCTATCGGAGTTTCTCGAATACTCCTTAAAGAATCGTTTTTCTCAAGGGATATATCGGTTATAATGAAGCGTTCACTCTTCAGCCAGAGCCCTTAAGTTAACATCAATAGTGAAATATGCCAGAGTTTAGTATTGCGAAGGCTTAAATCATCAAATACTCAATCAAACAACAACATCGACATGAACTTTAAAAGAATATCAGATACGGATTTTAATTTGACGAAGGAGACGTTGGCGACCACAGTCGCTAGTGTATCCACGAGAGAGATACAAGACATCGAATCAATTTCCAACGATTTGTACACGAAGATTTCAATTCCAAGTGCTTATCGTATGGACGCCAGACCATTCACAGATCGACCGTTTTATGCCGGCACCGTTAGTTTTCCATCGACGGCTGCTCGGTATTCATTTTTGAACTCCCCAATTCAAGAACTCCCGGGCGACGTCATCAGATCAAATGACGCGTTGCTCAACGCTATGAAAATAGCGACATTGTACAGATCGGACTTAGTTTTAAACATTTCAATGGCAGGAACAATCACCCACGCAGGGTGTATTTTGGTCGCGGCTTTACCGCCAACGCTGAGGTACCCCCTTTTGACATCAGGCGCAAACAGAGAGCTAATCAATTCCTTATTGACTTCCCCTCATGCATTTTTGCACGCCAATGAGGCTACGTCAGTCAATCTGACTATCCCATGGTATTGCAACACGGACTTGGCAACTTTAACAATGGACAGCATCGAAAGCACAATTGACTTAAACGGAACAAAAGGCAATTACGCAACTTTGGTTTTTATGGTTTTGAATCCTTTGGCGCCTTCCACCGGCTCATCGACATCATTATCAATTATCATTGAAGCGTGCTTCAAGAATTTGGACATACTCGTACCTTCTCCAAGGTACGTTCAATGGACAGCGCAGACGAAAGAATGCAAAAAGGACGAAATTCCGTCCTTAGTCACCATGACTAAGAGCGGTCTCAAGACAGTGGCAAACGACTTTATTGATTATGGAGTCGGAGCACTCGCCAGTATGGTAGGTCTTCACAACCCAAATCAAGCAGGAATAAATGACAGAATGATTATGACACAGCGCAATTTTCACAACATCGTAGACGGACAACAATTTTTTGAAAAACTCGACCCAAACATGAACTTCAACAGGATTACATCGGAGCCCACTTTCGGCACTAGTGTTGACGAGATGTCCATCTCGCACATCGCGTCGAAACGGCAATTTTTAGGCTCATTTAACGTGAGTATCAACGATTCGGTAGGAAAACTTTATTGGACAAGACCTATCTCTCCTTATCAAGGAGGGATGTATGTTCCTACCACGGAAGCAGGCAACAACTTTTTCTCAAACAATTTGGAGCTCTTGCATACTTTGCATAGAGCATGGAGAGGCGATTTGAAAATAATCGTCCAGGCAGTGATGAACAACAAACAGCAATGTAAATTGAAATTGATAAAGATGTACAACCCACCGGGGAATGCTTTGACAGCATCCCCTGTGTATCAGACAATCGCGAACGCTCCGTCACATTTGATGGAGTTTACGCAAGGCGGACAAGAACACGAGATCGTTTTACCATTTTTGGCAAGGAATGAGGTGCTTCCATGTTCTGAGGATCAGAACGTAGAGGCATTTCTGCATGGACTTTATTACATTTATTTGGCCCAGCCGCTAGCGAATAGCGACGGTTCTCCTACCACCATAACATTTAATGTGTTCATGGCAGGAGAGCCCAACCTTTCGTTTTACGGTTACTCAACAAGATCAATCGAAAATATATTACCGTTCTTCCCGGACGTTAATTTGCCCCCGACAACTTTCCAAGCCCAATCAGGCGATGGAGACCCGATAAGAGTTATGAACGAACCACAGAAACAGGACAACAAAGCGGACGCCGACTACAAAGAACGCGCCCTCGATCACATGGACAGGCTCATGCCTAATTTTGACGTCAGACCACTCGTGAGGAGGATGTATTTGCAAAAATTCAAAACTTTCTCACTTCCACAAGCTACCACCACCACTTTAATGATTCCACTCAATTTGTTTGTAGGAGAAGCCAGCTTTCCGTCTAGGACATCTTCGGAAATTCCCAACACACCTACCGTAGCCATTTCAAACATGTACTACTCCAAGAACGTAGGTTTCAAGGTTTTCCTAGAAATTTCTAGATTGAGCAACAGCACAACGACCGCTCCTCTACAGAACGTAGATGTTAAGATCTTCTACATTCCACCCAGCTTAACTTTTGATTCTTCCACAATGACAGCCTGCTATTCGTTTCCGAATAGCGCCATGAACAATTCCAGCACAGTGACTCCAATGTATTGCCAGTTGCCGTATCAGATCACTCCGGTACAGGAACAAGTCAATTCACTCGCGTACGAATTCGTCGTTCCCAACGTTACTTTTTATAAGTACATGGGTTCGCCTAATAAGTACCACGGCGGGAGCGGCAAAATACCACTCACCACCTCAGATTTCGGAACCATCGCAGTTTACATCACGAACAATCATTCAACGGACGCAATGACTATTAAGTTGGACCAGTCAATCGGTTTGACAGACGAGTCAAGATTTGGACATCACGCAATCGCTCCTATGTTCACGATCAAGAAGAGTTCATCTCCCTTCTTGGATACATTGGCGGCACCCTTTTCGCAAATTAAAAATTCGAACATTTACAAAGGTTCATTCCTTTAAACTAACTCCCTAGTACTGGGGGTCTATAAATAAGTACTAGGTTCAGGCACCTTCCACGTCTTGATATACGATCAAGGCGCAAGCCTTGATTTTTTAACAAGAAACCCCC